TATTTTTGTTTTACACTAAGGGTAATTTTCTGGGTTAAATGGTTTTGTTTTACACTATGGGTTTTGTTTTCCACTAACCCTCCAGATAAATTTTATTTTCCACCATGGGGTCGAACCCATTTTATTTTCCACTAGGGAGTCGAACCCATTTTATTTTCCACCAAGGGGGTAAACCTGGTTTTGTTTTCCACTAGGGCTATTTTTCCGCCATGTTTTACACTAGGGGTCAATCCGCCATGTTTTACACTAGGGGTCTAGGGGTGCCCGTGCCCGTTCGGGTCCCGTTCGGGGCCGTGCATGGCATAGCTACCTTGAAACCTAGGAAGGCAAAGGAGGGCATTTTTAAGCCCGTAGCGGAACGATATATTTTTTTTAGTGTAGTTACATGGCTAGAAATTTGAAGGGCTTAGAATGGCTTAAAATGGGCTAAAATAAAAAGGGCCGTATTAAGGCCCGTTAAATATTATTTCTCAAACAAAAGTTATCAAAATAGGCGTTCTCATTTGCTAGAATATGGGCCAAAGTTTCGGCTGCTTCTTTGCTTTCTTTGTAGACTTTCGACGCTTCGCTGTATGCCTTGCCGTCAAAATAGATTATTTCACCTTTTTTAATTTGCTTGCTAGTTTCAGCACAAATGCCTTGAAATTTTGATTCAATAAATTTTCCCATGTTTTTATTTGTTTAAGGTGTAAAAAAAAGGCCCATTTTGGGCCCGTTATTAGTGAATAATTAGACCTATTTTATTGTTTGCTGTATGCCACTTGGTAGCCAAAAGATCAAAATAGCTTGAGTCTGTATATCCATTGGCTTCAATTTCTTCTACAGAATAAAAGATTTTTGAATGCCTTTCGGTCTCTTGGTTTATTAGTTCGTCCTTTGTTGATCCTAGCGAATAGATTAAGTCAAAATTTTCGGGAAGTTCTATTCCACGAATAAAAGAGTGACTCTTTGTATAAGCATAAAAACGAACGGTTGGATTTAAACGGGCTATTTCTAGCCATTTCTGAAAATAAGCGGGACTATAAAAGTCCCCGCTATCGTGGATGCGGATATATATTTGCTTATCCTTTTTGAGCTTGGAAAGTTCCTTGCTCATTAATTCAACAAAATTTTCCTGTTTTGTGGCCTCATAGCGATTGCTTAGGCCAAGTTGAACATTTGCGAATCTATAATTACCTTTTTTAGCGTAGCAAAGTTTGAAGCAAGGGCCCGCAAAAGGACAAGTAATTTTACCGCTTTTCTTGTCGTTTCCTGCTGGAATTGAAAAATTAAATATTTGTACATTAAATTCCTCCGCTGTTTTAATCAACTTTGCATTTCCTTTACCTAATAAGTTATTTGTTTTCATGTCTGTAGTTTTATGGGTTAAAAAAGGGGTATTTAAACCCCCTTTGCTTTATTTATAGTTTCTAGGATATTATAGGACTGAAATACAATTCCGCCTCCAAAATCTTTGCCGCGGTAAATTTTACCGCCTACTTTACGGGCTTTTTGTAGGGCTAGATTAAATTTTTGGTCTAAATCAAGGCCTTGGATATCCGCTACAGTTAATAAGTCTATAAAATGTACTACATACCTAGGATTTCCGTTTATATCGTTATTTATCCGTTTCATGTTTTTAAATTGTTTTAGCTAAATTTTTAATTTGTTCTAACTCTTGCTCGAACTCTTGCAATGAATAGGGCTTTACTTTCGACCTACATTTTTTCTGTAGGTCTATAGCTTTTTGTCTGTTTATTACTTCTTTCTCAAAATTGAAAGTTTCTAGCCGCTCAATATCGATTGCATCCCATTTTTCGGAATCATTAATACTTTCCGTGTAGTACTTAATTCGGTCACGCTTTGCGGCTATGTTCCCTTTTACCGCTTTGATTTTAGCAATGGCGAAATTTAATTTTTCTTGGTTTTCCATGTTGTGTTTTGTTTTGAGTTGATTAAATAAGCTTTAGGCCTAAAAGGTAGCCTAGAAAGAAAATAGGCAAAAAGGCCAAAATTGAATAAATAATAAGTCCGAGTACTTTGGTAGCTTTTTTCATGCTGTTTTTTGTTTTGGGGTTAGTAAATAAGTTAGGGCAAAGATTAAGGCCGTGCCAGCTGAAATAATTAGTAGGTCGATCATATTAAGTCTATTAATTTTTGGTATTTTTTTGGCGTTTTGTTAAACATTTTAATGTCGTGGCCGCTTTGCCAGGAATTAATAAAATATTCCGTTATTACTATAGTTTTTTTTCCTTTGGCTCCATATAGGATTAATTGACCTAATCCTAAAATACCCTCATTAATTTGGATTATTTGGCCGCCAAATTGATTCAAGTAAATTTCTACTAATTTTTCGCAATCTGTTAAGCTGTAATTTTTCATAGTTTTTACGGGTTTTTGGTTAAACATGTAGCAATATTACAAGGTGTTGTAATTAATTGCAAGTAAATTGTAAAATATTATTGATGTTAAGTAGTATTTATTTAAAGTACCTTTGGTTTGAATATTCATTTTATTTCATTTTTAGTTGTCATGACAAATAAAAAAGGAGCTGGAGGAGCAAGAGAAGGAGCAGGCCGAAAGCCTAAGGTGCTGGAAGTCAAGCTGATAGAACAGATGGACGCTTTGGCAGCACCCCAACAAATTTGGGATGCGCTCCTATATAAGTGCCAACAAGGGGACACGCAAGCCCTCAAGCTTTGGTTATCCTATCGCTTTGGACTACCTAAGCAGCAAATTGACGTTACTTCGAACGGTGAAAAGATAGCCCCGCCTATTCAGTGGATTGGAAAGAACATAGCGATTGAAGCGGCAAAGGTAATCCAGGACGACGACGAACTCCAGGAACTCCAGGCCCTGGATGCCCCGGGGCTAGAAGATAATATGTAACAAAGTATGTATCAATGATCAATTTACTCGAAGACTATAAACCGCTATTTTATGAGCAACCGGATACCCGTTACTATCTTATAACCGGCGGCCGTGGATCGGGCAAAAGTTGGACTTTGGCGTTATTTCTTTTGAATTTAACCTACCAAAAAGGCCATGTAATCCTTTTTACCCGTTATACTTTGGTTTCGGCTTTTATATCAATTATTCCGGAGTTCCTAGATAAAATTGAGATAATGGGTAAAGTAAATGATTTTGAAGTAACGCAAAGCGAAATAATCAATAAATTGACGGGCTCAAAAATTCTATTTCGTGGAATCAAAACAAGTAGCGGAGTTAACACGGCAAATCTCAAAAGTATTGCCGGCCTATCTACATGGGTCGTGGATGAAGCGGAAGAATTAACAGACCCCGAAATATTCGATAAAGTAGACCTATCGATAAGAGCGAAAGAAAATTATAACCGTGTTATTTTAGTAATGAATCCGGCATATAAAAGCCATTGGATATACAACGACTTTGTAAAAAAGAAGCGAAAGGATACAACGTACATTCATACGACATACATAGACAATAAAGAGAATTTATCCGATTCGTTTATCCAGGCGGCAGAAAAAACCAAGCGAGAAAATAGGGCAAGATATGAGCACCTATTCCTAGGCACTTGGCTGGACGATGCGGAAGGGATGCTATGGAATCGGGCAATAATCGGAAAGGCTAGAATAGATGAAGCCCCGAACCTAACTAGAATAGTGGTGGCAATCGACCCCGCTGTTACGGCTAACATGCAAAGTGACGAAACGGGCTTAATTGTGGTAGGCAAGGATAAAGAAGGTTTTGGATATGTCTTAGAAGACTTAAGCGGAAAATATAGCCCGAATCATTGGGCAAAGGTTGCAACGGATGCGGCCTTCCGTTGGAATGCGGATTGTATAGTAGCGGAAAAAAACCAAGGCGGGGACATGGTCGAAGCTGTATTAAAGTCTCAAGGGAGCAATTTTAGAATAAAGCTAGTGACTGCAACAAAGGGAAAGTATGTGCGAGCGGAGCCGGTATATTCTTTATATGAGCAAGGGCAAGTATATCATGTTGGTAGTTTCCCGATCCTGGAAAGTCAAATGATAACCTTTGACCCCGATAAAGGAAAATCACCCGATCGGGTCGATGCCTTGGTATGGGGATTAACTGAATTAATGGTAAAAAATAACTTTGAATTTTCTATATGACAAAAGAAACAATTGCCTCGCTAATTTTAATGCTAGTCTGTTATATGCTACTTGCATTTATTACCCTAGACTTTAACCCGTTAACATGGCATTGGAGTGCCCGTGCTGTAATGGTAGTATCTTGGTTTTACGGAGTTACATTTTTAGAAAAGAATAAATAAGTATATTTGCT